ATGCGCAGGAGAATCCTGTGTCCAAAGTCGGAGGGGTGCAAAACGACCCAGTCACCAACATCATCGGCGGCGAACGTGGCAGGATTTTCGGCTGCCACGGTGACCTGATCCCCGACGAAGAACTGGGTCCCGCCCGCGACTCTCGTGACCGTCAGGGCGTTGTTCTCGTCGAAGTTGGATCCGTCGAAAACGAGGCCATGGTCCAGGTAGTGGTTGTCTCCGTAAGCAGGGAAGTAGTCCTGCCTGGTGCCGATCTTCTCCAGCCAGATCCGAGAGCCACCGGAACTCAGCTGACTCCGGCGCCGGTAGACAATGGCGTAGACGGCATCGGTATCTCCCTCCGGGATGCAGCAGAGGGACATGACCTTCCCGCCCTTCAGGCCGTGCCTGGCCCAGGCGACGGTCTCCGTCTCCGTATCGTAGGTCATCGTCCAGAGGGAGCCGAAGGTGTCGTATCCCCAGACCAGTCGATGCGGCCTACGTTGGTAGCACCATCCCAGGATGGGGTAGCCCTCTGAGGCTCCCGAGAAGAGGCAGAGGTCCCTGGCGGTGGTCCCGTCCTGAGACATCTTGATGTCCCGGATCGGGTATCCACCGGACTGCTGGAAGATGATGTTGTCCCCGACGATGATCGGCCAGAGCCAGGAGCTACCCCAGTAGGAGACCGGGACGATGTTTGGGGCATCGATGGCGTTGAGTGGAGATCCGTCCGATGCCCTGGCTGCGTACTCCGTGTTGTTCGTCATCAGGAACAGGGCGCCCCTGATGGACACCATGTTCCTGATCTCTTCGTACTGCCTGGAGGCCACGCCGAAGTCGGTCGAGTCGTCCTCTCGCGCCGGCTCCTGGTAGTCGAAATTGTGGAAGTCGCCGAGGGTCGAGAGATAGACCCACTCGGGTCCCTGGTCGGTGTTGGCGTAGACGATGCGCTGGTTGTGGTAGGTGACGACCCTTGGGCTGCCGTCGGTGGCGAACGGGTCTCGGTCGAGAGGCGGGCCTTCTCCGATCACGGGAGCAGCCCCGTCGTCTCGGAAGCTCGTCTGGGCCAGGGCGTCACCGACGTACCCGAAGACCCCGTTTCTGCCTCTGTAGACAGAGTATCTGGTGGAGTCGGTAACGGCGTCCCAGCTGATGGTGACCGGCGAGTCTTCGGCCAGTCGGATGAGGCCAGTGGTGGGAGGGGTGAGCGGGGTGGAGGGTGGTCCCTCCTCCAGGAAGTCCGCGCTCCAGGCAGTGACGACCCACTGCCACTCCTTGGCCTTGTGGGTGGCGTCATCGGTCTGCGGAGGGCTACCGACGAATGCCAGGTTCTGAGGGGCGGAAGTGACCCTGTTGAAGTCTACTTCGGTGATGGTCCAGGGTTCGCCGCGCCTGACCTCGAATACTCCGATGTTGTCAGCGCAGATGGTGAGAACGTCACCGGACTGGGTGTAACTGGTAATGGTGTTCCAGGGATCGGTAATGGTGGTCGCGATGGTGATGGGAGCCAGGGGATCGCCGTCTTCAAGAAAGGCTCCGTCCTTGACGATGTGGAAGGCGCTGTCAACGAAGACGAGGATGTAGGCCTGGTCGTCAGCGAAGATGAATGGGATGAGCAGTCCGCCGTTGGAGTTGATGTATCCGGCAGATGTCAGGTCCAGGATGGCTTCGGTGCCCTGCCTGTTGCAGATCTGGCCATTAGGGGTGACGTACATGTTCTCCAGGCGGCGAACGAACGTAGGCCACTTGGGGAGATCGGTCCTGCCCCAGAGTTCCGGCCTGAGGATTCCGCCCGAGAGGTTGCTCTGCTTGAGGGTGGGCATCACCCGCCCCTGATGGTGATGAACTCCGACTCAGGGGGTGGGCCTTCCTCGCCCTCCCTGAACGCGACGCCGATGGCGCGGGCCAGGTATCCTGCGGCGCCCTGCTCCAGTGCGCGTGCGTACTCTGGCTTCACGGCCAGGGGCAGGACGAGCCTGGCTGCCAGTCTCCAGACGAGGGCCTCGACGAACTCCGAGGGGAAGAGCGAGACCTCTTCGATGCGAGCCGTATAGGACAGTTCCGGCTCCAGCATGTCGCAGAGGATGAGGAGGCCACTGGAAGTATCGTTCGCCTCGATGGCGAACGGAATCTTCTGCGAAGGCAGCGGAGTTCTGGACCCAGTCCAGATGTCCCGGGCCTTGAGCATGTCGGTTGGGGGGACGAACGAGTACTCCCATCCGCTTCTGGTGAGGTAGACGATGTCGGGAAGCTCGGCCGGGTCGGTCCTGGCGGTGAGCGTGGCTCTCTTGGTGGCGAACGGCCAGGGGACCTCGGAGAGCAGGGAGTCCCTGGCCTGGGGGTAGTGGGCGACGGAGAGGAAGGCCTCAGGAGATCCGTCGGTGAGGGCGCGGATCTGCTTGCGCACCCCACAGAGGGAGAGGGACATGTTGCAGATCTCGATGTCGCTTGAGGCCATGGTCCCTCACGAAGATCCACCGGGGCGCGGCCCTTGGGTAGGCGCAGGATGCCTGGAGGGTCCAGGCCGCGCCCCGGCGGAATCTCAGTTCTTGATGAGCGTCGGGTCCAGGTCCGCCGTCCGCCTGGGGGCCCTGGGGGTCTCCTGCTTGGGTGCGGGCGGAGCCGCAGCCGGGGCAGGGTCGTCCACGGGGGTCCAGTACCTGGAAGGCTTCTCGTTGTCCGGGATGTCCACGATCTCGCCCGGGAAGAAGAGCCGACCTTCTCGGTAGTACGGCATCTTGGCGATGCGGAAGCGGGCCATGGAGTTTCTCCTCAGCTAGCTAGATGGGGCGGTGGTGCGAGTCCCGGTCGAGGACGACGGCCGCCGTCACGTTGCCGGTGCTGTGAGTCCCGACGGTGACGTACTGGACGCCCAGGTACCGCTGGCCGATTCCCTGGGGGATGGCCCGGAGCCTGAACTGGTAGCCGGCGACGAGGCTGGCCTCCGCGACAGCATCCGACCCGCAGAGGATGGTCGGGGTGCCGAGGTTGGACGAGGCCGAGGTGATGAGGTTGACCTTCAGCGAGGTCCCTGCAGTGAACGCAGTGAGGACCTCGACGATGACCTCGACCGGGGTTCCGGACCCGATGTCGTGGGGCGCGGAGCCGTAGTTGTACGGCATGGTGCCGGCGGCACCCATGTCGTAGGCGTTGGTCGAGACCTCGGTTCCGGTGGTGACTGCCTGGTTGTCCGAGAGGACGGTCTGCTTGTCGAGCATCATGGCGTTGTCTCCTGTGTTGGCAGCCCGGTTACTGGACCGGCGCCTCGGTGGAAGTGATGGCGTCGGTGATCCGGATGGGGATGCCCAGGAGGGTGGTGACCGGGCGGCCGGCGAACGTCTCGATGGTGATCTGAGACGAGGACTTCGACATGGCGACCTTGTGGAGGAAGGCGCCGATGGCCCGGTTGCAGTAGATGGCGGTGCGGCCAGCGCCCGGGTCGTTCAGCTGGTAGTAGGCGTCGATGAGCTTGCCGACGAAGGTGTCGGCAGTCAGGGAGGCGCCCGTGATGCGGCTCGCGTCGATGTTGCAGAGGCGGACGACCTGGCGGTAGTCCTTGACGACGAGGCCGATCTTCCAGGTCCACTTCGTCACCCAGGCGGTGAACTTCTTGCCCTGGTAGCCGGAGCCCGAGTCGCCCGAGAGGTCGTCCCACAGCTGCTTGCCGAGGTCCTGCTGCTGGAGCCCGGCGGTGCCGCCTCTGGGGTAGATCCCGAAGACGGAGTCGGGGGACCAGGTCACGAAGAACATCGAGGTCTGGTCGTTGCCAGCGACGGTGGCGTACGGCTCGCAGAGGAGGACCTGGGACGCCGCGATGGTGCCGCTGGTCGCGTCGAGCCGGGGAGCGAGGCCCATGAACTTCTCGGGGGCGGTCTTGGTGGAGTGGTAGAAGATGCCGGTCGAGACCTCGTTGTTGAAGGCCTGGAGGAAGGCGGCATCCTCGGTGGCGCGGTAGGCGGCGGCGTTGCCGTTCAGATCCGCGAGAGCCTCGTCCACGACGGACATGCCCTCCAGCATGCCGCAGGCCTCATCGAAGTTATCGACGAGGCTCTTGGAGGGCGACACGCCCTCGTTGAACCGACGCCACCCGAGGCTCGGGAGGCCGGTCCGTGACGAGACGCGGTGTCCGGTGGTGAGGTTGCCCTCCTGGAAGACCATGTCCTCCAGCATGGGGTTACGGCGGGTGAGAAGCTCGACGATGCTGACGATGTTGCCTTGGGGGTCCGTCCGCTTGGCCTCGTCGAGGAGGGTCGGAAGGCTTGCTCCGATGGTAGCCATTTACTGCTCCTTGTCCTTGGGGAACATGCTGGGGTAGGCCCGGCGAAGAGCCTCGTCCGGGTCGTTCTTGGTCTGGGGTGGTTGCGAACGCAGTCCGCTGTGCAGGAAGGAGTCCTCCTTCAGCAGGATCTTGCCGACCCTGGTGAAGAACCTGATGACCTCCGGATGGTTGGACAGTCCGGACTGGTCGAGCACCTGCTTGAGGCCGTTGGTGCCGAACCTGTCGAGGGCTCCCTTGGCCATGGAGAGGGAAGACGCGAGCCGTTCCTGTCCGAACTCCGGATCGGACTTGGCTTGCTTGGTCCACTCCATGACGGTGTTGGCGAAGGCGGTCCTGGCCTTGGACGCCGCGTCCTCCAGCGAGGCGGCGTACATGTTCAGGGCTTCCTGGGCCTGCTCCTGCGTGAGCTTCTTCTGGGTAGCGAACTGCTTGAACTTCACGAACCCCGCGTCGTTGGGGTCCACTCCGACCGGCGGCTTCAGATCCAGGGGCGCGGGTGGGGTAGGAGTGCCTTCCGGCTTGCCCTTCCCATCGTCCTGGGTCGTCCCCGAGGTGAGGAGTCCTTCTCCTTCGTCCGAGGCCTTGGGGGCCTCCGCTGCTGGCTTTGCGGCCTTCTGCGTAGCAGGAGCGGGCTTCGTCTCCTGCGTGAGCAGAAGCTCTTGCTGAGTGTTGGGAGCCTCCTGAGTAGGAGTCGGTGCGGTATCGGGAGGCGTATTCTCAGGCATTGGGTTCCTCTGTGACTGCCTTGGAGGGCTTGTCGTTGATGGTCTTCTGAGCCTTGCGCTTGTGGGTTTCGACGAGCATGGACTCAGCGTGTTCCGGGCAGTTGTCGATCATGAGTTGCTTCAGGTAGGCAGCGACGGCGCGCTTCCCCTCCCTGAAAGCAGTCAGGTGTGTATCGGCTGCGAACGAAGGCGATTCGAGACCAAGCTCTTCGATGAGGGTCCCGATCACGAGTCGGCCGTCGTAGGAGGCGGCGATGCCAACGAAGGCTCGGAGGAACTCCTCTGCGGAAGCCCTGTCCAGGGCTCTGAGTCGGCCCTGTGCCGGCTCGTTGGCGAGGTATCCGATGCGGCTCACTGGACGGGGCCTCCCGCGGCCGGAGCGGCGCCGATGGAGGTCATCAGCCTGGAGAGGCCGTTATCGTTCTCCAGGGTGGAGGATGCGAGGTTCTTGGTGTTCTGGGTAGCGAGGTTTTCCTGTTGCAGCTGAGCCATGCGCTGCTGCTCCTGGGCTCGCTGTGCCCGGACCTGATCGACCTGGCTCTGTGCGACGAGGATGGAGGGAGGGGTTCCGACCATGTCGGCATACTCCTCCAGGGCCTTGTCCGTATCGATCTTGTCCAGGACATCCGGCTTCACCGCGTAGGTGTTGACGGCGACCTGGAGGAGTCGCTCGATGGCTGCGGTGCCCACGAGCTTCTGTGCCTTGGCCATGACGGAGATGTACTCGACCTTGATGGTCTTTCCGCCCTGGAACTCCCTGGGGGCCTCGGGGATGAGGTTTCTCTTGAACATGATCGAGAAGATGCGTTCGATCATGGGGTCGAGAAGCTCGTCCTGGATCCTCTCCAGGGTAGTACCCAGCTGGAGCATCTTCTCTTCGTGGCGTTCGACGATCTCGCGTGCGGTCGCGGGGATGGAACGCTGGTCGTTGGTGATGGCGAGCCAGAGGTCGGCGTAGAAGGCGGCGTTGATGCGTTGCTCGTGCTGCCCGATGGTCTCGTCGAAGATCTGGATGGCCTGCGGATGCAGGATAAAAGCTGGCTCGAACGAGGTGCCAGGACCGACGGCGTCGAGGTAGGTGATATCGCCGGGGAGCAGAGAAGCTCTCTGTCCACGCAGCGAGGAAGGTCCCTTCATGGGCGGGTTAACAATCTTATCAACCGCCTGGGCCTTTCTCTTCTCGTAGAGTTGGAGGGCCCTTGAGTCGCCGAGTGCGACCATGCCTGGGCAGTCTGAGCCGTAGATGTCCTCGCCGGTCAGGTTCCATCTGGCAGCCATGACAGGGAACTCGTCGAAGCCGCCCTCGTACAGGAATCCTGCGTACTCCTCACCGTCGAGGTAGTCGGGGGCGACGGAGGAGTTTCCGGTGGCGGTACCTGCGAGGCAGAGCCAGACGGACCTGTACTCCTTCTTGGTCGGGTCCTCGTTGGTATCGTCGGCCTCTGGAGTAGCCTCGTCGGTATCCCCGTAGTCCTCCTCGTAAAGCTCTCCCTTGTCGTCGGCCTCCTCGGGCCAGGGCTCGACGATGTGGAGGATCTCGTGCCACTCGTCGTACTTACCCTTCTGGTACGCCTCCTTGACCCTCTTGGGAACGCGGTCCATGCCGAAGCGTTGGACCATCTGCTCCGTAGTCATGGAGAGTTCGCGGTACAGGGTATCGACGGCGAGGCGGTGTGAGGAGGCGAGGTAGTACTGGCCGATGGGGAGGACGTAGCCCCTGAAAACGTCCTCCTCGTCCTCCTCGATGACCATGGCTGCGGTCCCGAAGGTGCTGAGGTCGGTGTAGAAGAGGGGCAGGGCGTTGTAGAGGTTGGACCTGGCGATGGCCTCCAGCATGAGGCGCTCGACGACGGCGAGCCAGGCCTTCACGGCTGGGCTGTTCTGGCCGATCTCGGCTCCGAGCCTGAACCAGGGGCGAGCCGGGGAGGTGATGCCTGAGACCATGCCTGCGGCGAGGGTGCGGACGGCGCGCAGGGGTGTGTTGTTGATGATCTTCTCGTTGCGCTTGTGGCCACGGTTCCGGTCTGTGTTCAGGAAGCGGGGCCGTCTGGGCTGAAGCTGCTCTCCCAGGTCTCTCCAGTGCTCGATCCAGGAACTGCGTTCTGCCCTGAGGTCGGAGAGTCTCTGGAGATATCTCTTCCGACGCTCTCTGTAGGATGGCATCAGGGCGTCCTAGTCGAGCAGGGACCAGCGGGGTTTCAGAGCGGAGGGCATGGTGATGTCAGGCATGCCCCAGATGGAGGGCGTAGGGGTCGGGGTCCTTGGAGGTGCCGGAGTTGCTGGGCCCATGACGGGCGGGGTTCTGGGCGGTGCCGGCGTGGCGGGTCCCGTGAACGGGTTCGGGGGCGGCTTCCCGGTGTTGTTCACGGCACCCATGTTGGGATGCTGCCCCCAGGGCCTGAGGCCGAAACGTCCGTAGAGGATGTCGTAGATGCTGGGTCCCGGGGTCCAGGCTGGACCACCTTCGCCTCTCGGCCCGAGGAGGAACGTCGACCTGTATCCGGCGTGGGCCTTCGACTGGAACCAGGACTTGGTTCTGGCCCCGAGGATGAGCGCGTCGAACGGATCCTCGTTTGCGGCTGCCTCGACAGCAGGATCCGGCGACGGAGTCTGAGTCGGCGCTGGACCCGGAGTGCCTGGCTGACTTCCGACTGGAAACCCGGGCATGGTGACTAGTCCTTGGCCATCATCGGGTCGTATTCAGTCAAAGCAGACCGAATCTGACCGATTGGATACCGGCTGTCAACGCTGCCGAATTCCTTGAACACCGGGTAGGCAAACGTCAAAGCCAGAGCGTCGGCCTCGTCCGGGGACGGCTGACCCCTTCGGCGCATTTCCTCCTTCGACTCCAACACCAGACGGGAGTTCTTGGAGAAGCCGTAGCTGGGCGCCGTCAGCCCCGCGATCAGTTCCGGGTAGTTGGGGATGCACCCCTTCCCCTTCACCCACTGCGCCATCTTCCACCACATTTCCGTCCGGCGATTCTCAAACCGAGCCTTCTCCATCGCCGTGGAACCGAAATTTACCCCCACCACCGTGTACCCAAGCTGCCGTACACGGTCCACCACACCAGCCCCCAACCCCGTCTCGTCGATGAACGTCCCATCAACCTGCCAGTCCTGAATCGCCTGAACCACCTGGTCCGCCAACGCCATGATGTCCAGGTCACGGAAGACCCGGGGCCTGTACGCCACCGGCCCCTGCCTCAGTATCAAGACCGACGAGTCATCCCCATAACGCGCTACGTCAACGCCCAGAACCCGTGGCGCATACAGAATCTGCTCCTCCTCCACAGTCCGGTGCGCCGCCGTAGAGGCCTCGTCAGGCCCCACCAGCTTGTTTGCCTGCGTAGGCGGAAACTGCCCAAACACGTTCACCAGTACCCAGGGGTTGTCACGACCCCACATCTCGATCTGATGCCTGGCCCACTCCACCGAGATCCGCTTCGCACGGTCTGGATTGTCAGGATCCCCCGTGATCTCCTTCACCCACCACCTCGCCCTGTCCACCGTACACACCCGATACAACGGACCCTCCGTCCGCGTCGGGTTCCCAGCACACCACAACTTCGTCTCCACCCCAGTACTCAATGCCGCCTCAGCAGCAACGAATACCCCTTCCGGGTAGTCTCCCACCTCGTCCAACAACATCAGGACGTAGTCCCCATGGATGCCCGCCATCGCAGCCGCCTGCGAGTTCGCATCCCCATCCCGAGCCCACCCTCGCGCAGAACACCACCAGGTCTCCGGATGATCCTTCGCAAAAATCCGCTGACCCGTGTACTCAAACAACTCCGTAAGCAGCGGGCTCTTCGCCCTCCACTTCGCCATCTCCGTCCACAACCCGTCCTTCAGGTTGTCCCACGTGATGCTGCTGCAAATCACCTTCGGGTGCGGACGCGTCAGTAAAAAGTTCAGCCCCAACCACGCCAGCACCGCCGTCTTCCCTGGCCCCTTACACGCCTTCAACGCTCCCCGCTGGTTCCCGGGGAAGGCTTCCAGCACCTCCTTCTGCCACGTGTCCGGCTCTACCTGAAACAACTCCCGGACCATGGAGACGGGTTTCTCCCGCCATTCCCGTATCTTGGCGTGGAGATTATCCATCGTGCAATAGTCTCGTCAGATTTGCCCCGTATCGGGTGAGGGGGTCCCGGGGGGGCGGGCGGGGGCGGGTGTTTGGGGGGTACCCCCACCCCCCGACCCCCCTTTGCCGGTCGCTTCCGGAGGAAGCGGGGCGAGTCGGCGACGACGGCGAACCGGCATCCGGAAAGATGCCGGTTGTGGCTGCATCGTCTCTGCTTCTGCAGAAGCAGGGGATTGGCCCGAAGGGCCAGGATTCAGCCCTGGAAGGGCTGGCTTCTGGCTTTCGACCTCGACCTCGACCACGCGCGCTCCGGCTGCAGAAGCAGCCGGCTTCAGGCTCCCGAGGACCAAGGCCTCCAGCGTAACCCTCTGGGTTACGTCGACCTTCTTGGTCAACGGCCCGAAAGCCTCATCCGCCAGCGTTCGCAGGGCGGCAAGCTGGACGCTTGCCGTCGCGGGGGAGCAGCGACCCTCCGACAGATCGAGCAGCCGGTTCAGGATGAACCGCTGGACGGCTTCCTGCTCCGGAGTCGGAGACTCCGGGAAGCGAACCGACTTCAGCTTCAGCAGAAGCTGCTTGGCGGCTTGCCATTCCCGGATCTGCTCTTCCAGAGCAGCCGACCGGGCTTCTCGAATCTGCTTCGGGACCCCCACCTAGGACCTCCCGCGGGAGAGAACCACCCCCCAGGGGGGTTCTCTGCGCGCCGGTCGTCTGATACCGCGACCCCCGACCGAATCCCTCGGCCGAAAGCCCTGGAAGGGCTTTCGAGGAACCTAGCTGCTTTCGGAGCCGGCTTCAAGGCCTTGCGCGTGAGGACTACCATGAATGGTAGTCCCGCGCGGGAAGGCCACAACCGGTGGTGGTCGGCGGCCGGCCGAAGGCCGGAGCGCGCGGGGGGAAACGCGCGGGGTACCAGAACGGGCGGGCCAGCGTCATGATGTGCGCGATTTGAGCGGCCCCCCCTGGCTTCCCTACGGGAAGCCCCAAGAGGGTCTCTTGCAGGGTCGAGGCGCCCTGTGGCAGGTTGGTCGCCGCAGCACCCCACCCCGACGCCGTCCAGAGGACGGCAGGAGACGACGATGACGACGACGACGACGACCCCCGCGACGACCGACGCCCTCACGAGCGAGGTGGTCGACTTCATGGCCAGGCCGATTCCGACCACTCCTGAGGCCTGGAAGGCCTACTGGGCGGACGCGAAGGCCCTCCGGGCCCTGGGCTGGAAGCCGTCCCACGAGGCTCAGAAGCGGCTCGACTTCGCCTTCCGCTCCGGCCGGAAGGCCGGACTGGCGGCCCGGTTCGAGGCGAAGACGGGCGCCGCGAAGCCGGCGGAGCCGGCGAAGACGGCGGCGAAGCAGACCCTGCGCCGCTTCCGGAGGAAGCAGGCGGCGAAGGGAAACCACGCCAGCGTGGCCTGGTTCTACCAGGCCAACGGGCAGAAGACCCAGAGGGTCTTCCACAAGGGCTTCCCGGGAACCAACGTCGCCTTCCCGGCCATCGAGCAGACCCTGGCGAACCTGCAGAACCAGGCGAAGGCGGCGGGCGTCACCCAGGGGACCCTCCGGGTCGTCGTGAAGGACTGGCTGAACCGGCAGGCCTTCTCCCAGGTCTTCGACCTCGACCGGAAGACCCCCCGCTTCCAGGTCTCCGGTTCCCTGCGGAAGGCGAAGCCGGCGCGGAACCAGGCCGCCCACCCCGCGAAGCCGGCGAAGCCGGCCAAGGTCGAGCAGAAGCCGGTCACCCCCGCGGTTCCCTCCGGGAACGAGGCGGTGAAGACGGCCCTCACGGCGGCCCTCCAGGGCCTCGCCGCGTGCCAGGCGGCCATCCAGGCCGCCATCCAGGCCCTGTAGTCAAACCCCGCAGATTCCAGAGGAATCCATGTCGAACACTCTCAAGATGGTCGTGGCGTTCTGGCGGTCGGTGACTCCTAACTACGTGATCCAGCACGGGATGCCAGTGAAGGTCTCCCGCGCCATCGGAGGCCGGATGGCCTCCCACCCGGAGACCTGCCCGGTCTGCGCTGGCCCTTCCAGGGCGATCTGGAAGCCCCGGGGCTCCGTCGCCCGGTTCGTCGTCCCGACGACCCTGGCCAAGCGGTCTCCGGAGGAGACCGCAAGGGGCTGCAGCGATTGCCTCTGTCTCTGGACCCCGGATCCGGTCGAGGCCTTCGAGCCCTGCGATGTCTCGTACCCGGCTAACCTGGACCTGCAGGATCGCCTGAAGGTCCTCCTGGACACTGCCGATTTCCTCCTCGACGACGAGTAGGACAGGCCGAAACGGGCTGCGAAAGCAGCCCGTAGACGGATGGAATCCGTCCTGATGAGGCCCATCCCATCAGCCACAAGCCGGCCAGAGGCCGGAAGGAGCAGACCGTGAGCAACAGGAACCGCATCGCGCACCAGTCCCGGAGGAACCGCCGGATGGCCAGGATGGCCAAGCGGGCCGGCTTCCCCGTGGCCATGAACCTGCCGCAGGGCGCCCCCGCGCCCAAGAGGTCCTTCCAGGACCACGTCCTGGCCGCCGTGGGCGACGGCAGCCTGGCCAACACCTACTCGCCGCTGGCCTAGAAGGCCACAGAGGAAACGATGAACGCCAAACTCGCTGAGATCGCAGCGTCTACCACCTCGGCCGGAGCCTTCCAGGGCTCCGTCGTGTGGTGGGACCAGGAGGACTCCGAGACCCCCTCGGCAGCCTTCCGCCAGGCCTGGAAGGCCCAGGGTCTGGACGAGGCCCACCTCCCGGAGACCCCGCCGCCGGCCAGGGCCCTCCGGGACGCTGGGCAGGAGGCCCTGAAGGGCCGGGGCAACAAGCGGGGCGAGTACCTGCTCCGTCCCGCTGGGACCCAGGGCGCGACCTACTTCTACGCCTTGGTCCGGGAGGACCAGACGACGGTCGGCTCCCTCCACCACGGGCAGCACGCGACCTTCCAGGTCGACCCCGACGGCACCCTCCGGGTCGCAGTGTTCGACCCGGCCTGCCGGCCGCAGGCCTCGGCTGTCGAGGCTAACTACCGGAGAATCCTCGGGACCTACCAGTCCAGGGACATCCGGGAGTGTGTGACCCGAGCGATCAAGGGCTGCGCCGGAGTCTCGCTGCGTTCGCACGGCGGAGTCTACTGGGTCCCCGCGCCCTTCCAGGGCACCGTCGAGGCCATCAAGCGGGTCATCGACGGAGTCGGGCGGTCGGTCTTCTCCGTCCTGCCGATCCACGGGACGGCCCTCGGCCAGGAGGCAGTCCAGACCGCCGCCAGGCGGAGCCTGGAGGAGGAACTCCGGGACCTGAAGGCGGAGCTTGACGGATGGTCCCTGGAGGTCGCCCACGGGGACGGTCCCCGTCCCTCCACGGTCCGGCGCCGCATCGAGGACTTCGCCGACCTCGCCCAGAGGGCGGACCTGTACCGGGACATCCTGTCCCTGCAGGTCGACTCCATCACGGCGGCCCTCCAGGCCGCCCAGGAGCAGGCCAGGAAGATCCTGATCGGGATGGACGAGACCAAGTAGCAGGGGGCGCCCGGGACTCCCCGGGCGCATCCCGCAGGCGCTATCCGCCGCATCACGTGGATGGCGCTTGCGGGATGCACGACCCCTGACACCGTAGGTGTCACATGAGGGGCTGTTGCATCGGGAAAGGGGCCGTGCCATAGTGGCCGACCTCGACAGCAACCCGCAGTGAACGCAGCAAGCCGGCCACGGGCCGGAAGGAGAAACGCACATGCCGTCGAACGCACTGTCCTCCGTCATCGCCGTCAGGACCCACCTCAATGCCACGTTCTCCGAGAGGGAGAACGTCGTCGACGGCCTGCTCCAGGCCATCCTGGCCGGCGAGCACGTGGTCCTCCTGGGCCCTCCGGGAACCGCGAAGTCCGCCATCGCCGAGGAGGTCGCCCAGTCCCTGGGCCTGAAGGTCTACCGGACCCTCCTCACGAAGTTCACGACCCCGCCCGAGATCTTCGGGCCCCTGAGCCTCGCCGGGCTGGAGCAGGACGAGGTCCGGTACCAGACTCGCGACATGCTGCCGGAGGCAGACCTCGCCATCATCGACGAGATCTTCAAGGCGGGCTCCGCCCTGCTCAACAGCCTCCTCGCCATCATCAACGAGCGCACGTTCTACAACGGCACGCTGGGCCCGACGCAGGTCCCCCTCCGGACCATCGTCGGAACGTCGAACGAGCTTCCCCAGGGGGAGGGCCTGGAGGCCCTCTGGGATCGCTTCCTCGTCCGGCACGAGGTCCCGTACGTCAAGTCGCCCGCCGCCTTCCGGGCGATGGCGCGGTCCAACCTGGACACGACCACCCCCCCGACCCTCGACAAGGCGGCTCTCGACGCAGCCCAGAACGAGGTCCGGAACGTGAGCGTCTCCGACGCTGTGCTCGACGCCCTCTACGAGGTCCGGAACGCCCTGGCCGTCGAGGGGATCGTGGCCTCCGACCGCCGCTGGAAGAAGTCGCTCAAGGTCGCCCAGGCCTTCGCCTGGATGAACGGGAACGTCCACGTGGATCCGGAGGATCTGATGGTCCTCCGGGCCTGCCTCTGGCAGGACCCCAAGCAGATGGCCAAGCTCAACAAGGTCATGGCGAAGGTCCTGAACAGCGACGCCCACACGATGGCGGAGATCCTGGACGCGGCGGAGGAGGTCGTGAAGGCCTTCCAGGCCTCGCCCAAGGGCGTCAAGGAGTCGGCGTCCTTCGGCAAGCAGTTGAAGGCCATGAAGGAGAAGGCCGAGAGCATGGTGAAGAAGGCCCCGGCCCGGAGGGCCGCGGACCTGAAGATCTCCTCCGACAAGATCGCGGAGCACTGGCGCAACGTGATCCAGTTGGCCGCCCAGGCCGCTGGCCTCAACATCTGACCTGCTCAGAGAGCAGAAAGGAGAAATCTCATGAACCGCCTCGCATACGACATCCCCAAGTGGAGCACGATGTCCCTCCGGTGGGCCGGCGAGCAGGACCTGCCGACCGACCACGACTCGCCCGCCCTCATGTGGCAGGACGAGATCACCTCCGCCCTCTACGACGGGGACAGCCCCGCCATCAAGCCGGAGGCTCGCGACCCCAAGTGGTCGGGCTGGTCGGAGAAGATGCACAACCTGGCCCGCAGCAACCCCGACTTCCAGGCCCTCCAGGCCCAGTGCGAGGGTGACCTCTTCGCCAGCATCAAGGCGGGCGAGGCCATCTACTCCGCCCTCGCCGACGAGTTCGAGAAGGAGCGGAACCGCGAAGACGGCGACGGCCCCGGAGGGCAGGACGGCGGCGACGGCAACGGCCCCGGCGGAAGCCCCGGCCAGGAGCCGGGAGACGGCGACCTCAAGGACAAGATCGCCGCTGCCATCGCAGCCGGAGAGCAGGCCGCCCGCGACGCCCAGGACATGATGGGCGGAGTCGGCGCCGGACTCGATACCGGGGCCCTCCAGGGTGGAACCCCGCTGGAGGCGGACCGACTCCGTCGGTGGCACAAGCTGCTCTCCGAGAACCCGGCCCTCTGCCACATCGCCAAGATCGCCGGCCGCTTCAAGGAGATCGCGGAGGCCACTCGCATGGAGCACGTGGACCACGCGGCGGACGAGGTCGAGGACGTTGAGACCGGCAACAACCTGGCCCGGGTCCTCCCGGCGGAGGTGGTCAAGCTGAAGGCGCGGCGTGGCCTCCGGCTGGCCTTCCTGGCTGACTACGCAGCGAAGAAGCTTCCGCAGTACCGGATCGGCGGCATGGTCAAGAAGGGCCTCGGGCCCGTCATCATCCTGACCGACAAGTCCGGCAGCATGTCCGGGGAGCGCGATTACTGGGCCTCCGCGATCTCCCTGGCCATCCTGCACATGGCGGCCAAGGACAAGCGGCCCGCTGCGTTCATCCCGTACCAGTACCGGCCGCGCCACGTGTACGAGATCCCGGTGGGATCCGACCTCCCCCTGGAGGCCATCCTGCAGCCCGCCGGAGGCGGAACCGACATCGACTCCGCCCTCCAGGCCGCCTTCGACCTCGTCCGGAAGGCTCGCGAGGAGAAGACCGACCTCGGCAAGGCCGACATCATCCTCATCACCGACGGAGACTGCGAGACCTCCGCGAAGCCTCCGGTGCTGGAGGTCGCGGCATCCCTCGACATCCGAATCATCGGGATCGGGCTGGGCGTTCCGCCGGAGGCCATGAAGCCCTGGTCGCACGAGTCCTCCACGGTCTCCGACCTCACCACGGTCGAGGCCAGCCTCGCCACGGTCCTCTTCGCCAAGGCGGGGTAGCCATGGGATACGAGGCGCCCTTCGGGGCGCCCCGCTTCCCTTCCCGGTGCGAAGCCTGCAAAAGCCTCGGTCACTGGGATGGCGCGGACTGGTACTTCTGCGATGCGGGTGCGCCCAGATTCATCCGGCAGGCGGGTCCCCTGCCGCACGACGAGCAGAGTAGGCCGGCCATCGCCAGTAAGCCCCCCTCCGGGGGACCCTGGCGGCTGGCCTGGGTTGTGGCGGTAGGCATGAAGCTACTCACTGTCAACGCAGAGCGTTGAAGAAAGGAACCATCGTGTTCGACCACATCATCATCGACCACATCATCGCCAGCCTACCGTCCTGCCCGGTCTGCAACGGCAACATGGAGCCCGGCGAGCTTGCCTGCTCGGAGTACTGCCTCAGGGCCGCGCAGGACAGCGAGGAGGCGGACCCGCGCTGCCTCTGCTCCAGCCACGTGCCGTGGCTCTGCTACTACCACGGCGTCGAGCCCTTCGGTCCCAACCCCGACACCGGGCCGGAGGCCTTCTGACATGGACAAGGCCACGAAGCGAACCCTTCGCAGGGCAAAGCGGGCCGCCGGCCTGAAGCTTACCGGCGACCTCGCCATCCCGAAGCGGCAGCGAAAGCAGCCGAAAAACCAGTGGCGGGGTCGGTGCTACGAGGCTGCCTACAAGTGCATGAACGAGCTTCACTCCGAGGGCATCCGGGGCGCGGTCCTAGTCCAGGGACTGGTCACGGGCCAGGGGCCCATCGAGGGGCGCATCATCGGCCACGCCTGGGTCGAGCTTGGCTCCCTCGTGTTCGACTGGACTGTGTCGACAGGCATAATCCTCCGGCAGGAATACTACCGGATCGGGAAGATCAAGCCGGAGGACTGCAACCGGTACACTCTGGAAGAGTGCTTCCGCGCTGCGGTCACAGAGAAGCACTACGGGCCATGGGGCCTGGGCCTCAAGCCCGCTTCGGAAGAGGAGGCTGCATGAACCGCGTTGACTGGAAGATCGCCATCGGAGTGGCCTTCGATGTGGCAGTTTACGTAGCCATTACATGGCTACTAGTCACCCTCTAGTTGCAATCTGCAAGAGGGCCCGGTAGTATCTGAAGCGGCCCGGCAAGGTCCGGGCAGAAAGGAGCAGCACATGTCGAACGAGAGCAACAGCACGCCCCCCACCCTGGAGCAGATCCAGGCGTGGCTCACGGGCTTCCCCTCCCTCCAGGCCAAGGTCGCAGCCGACCCCGCGTTCCGGGCTGGCATCCTGCAGATGTACGGCAAGGTGCCGGACACCATCATCCGGGCCATGGGCCCGGTGCTCAGCCTCCTCGCCGCCATGATCCCGGTGGACCCCAAGAGCGGCGAGGCGTGGCCCCACCTCATGGCGCACGGCTCCGTCTTCCGCGCCTGCTACCTCATGATCCGCCACCTCTTGGAGGCGAAGGCCGAGGACCCCGAGCACGCCAGGATCACCGCGGAGTTGGTTGACTTCGCAGCCGACAAGGCGGTCGAGGCCCACCTCGACTCCGAATTCGGGGACCAGATCCGGCAGCACAACGCCCGCAAGCTCGACCCCGTGGCCGCCGCCCTCGCCCAGGCCTTCGGGAAGCCGAGCAGCAAGGCTTCGGCCTGACAACGCAGGACGGAAGGGGGGCCCACCATGAAGGTGGGCTTCCCGTTCCGTTCTGGCTGCGAAAGGAGACCAGAACATGCGCAAGACCGTAACGCTGGAGCAATTCCGCAGGCTCATCGTGGAGGCCTTCTTTGAGGAGGGCGGGACCCGCCGACACGTGGCGAGGACCATCCTCTACGCGCTCCTCGCGGCGCAGCCGGTCGTGATCGATGGCGTCTACTACGTCGCGCCGCGCAGGAGGGACTGATGCCCCACGATCCGATGAACCCGGCCAACCTCTGCGACACGACCTCTACGCAGCTTCTCACCATGCTGATGCGCTGCGCCACGCGCATCGACTCCGGCGCTGCGGACGCAGTCGATATCGCGCTGCTCGCGCCCACGCTGGCGCACCTCGTCTGCGTCCTCAACCAGCGCATGCTGAACGGGGAAGTGCCCGGCCCGTGGAAACTTGGGCACGACAAACTCGGGCACGAAACCAAGAAAGGACGGTCAGGACGATGACTGACAGCACCAAGAGATTCCAGGCCATGAAGTCCGCGCTCGCCTCGCTCGCCCTTGCCAGGGACGAGTGCAACAACGCCCGCCACAGGTGCCGTTCTTGCGGGCTCACGGTCTACGAGGAGCGCGCGGAGTACCAGATGCGAGAGCAGTTGGATGCCATGTGCCGAAAGCTGGCGTCCTGGATCAACAACGGGGGGTTCCCCACTGCGAAGGGAGGAAACTAATGGCCATCATCAAGCAGACCTACCTCAATGACGGGACGCTGATCTCCACGATCATCCGCGACGAGTGGCTGATGCACGTGGACGGGATGATCGAGGGCCTGAGCGAGGCCCTGGCCGATGTCGCCCCAACCGACACGGGCAACCGCATCCGGAACAGGGGGACCGGCGTCTACGAGACCATGGTCTTCCTTCGGGACAGGTACCCGACCGAGGAGGAGTGCTTCCGGTACGACACGCAGGACGCTGCGCTCGCAGGCCACCTCGCTGCCGTAGAGCGGTGGTCGAAGGCCAGGAACTCGGAGCCGGAAAAGGTGGAATCGGATGCCGCGGCGTTCAACTAGGGCACGGAAACCCACTGCGAAAGGAGCCAGACGAATGCCAGACACCAAGCTCGCCGAGCAGGTCGCCGAGGTGGAGCCCACCACGGGGACCCCTACCCAGACCACCCCCCCCGTCCAGACAGCGACCCCGATTCTGGACGACCTCGCGAGGCACTA